TAGTCCGTCTAGCTTGGGGTCTGCCTCAATAGCCCTCTCTATACGGTGCTCGTGATTACCAAGAGTGAACACTAGGCGAGGGTTCCATTGCTTCCACTTGTTACGCTTCAGTCTTTCCTGTTCACGCTGTATAGGCTCTAGGAATACACGCATAGCGTTAATGCCTGCGTTGATGTCGTTGATGTAGCGTCTACCTTCAAAGGACTTCTTACCTACGTCATAGCTGCTGAGACTAGCCATGTCCCAGTGGTCGCCTATGTGGATGATGACATCAGGCTTCTTCTCTGCTGCGTACTCTCCAGCCCACTTGAGATGAGCAGTACTGTGTCCAGGTTTTACTTGTGTGTCTGGTATTACTAGATGCTTAGTCATTACTGATCTCCATGGTTGGCAAAGCTGCCGTGTAGCTCTTCTCTGGCTTTTCGTACCACTTCAGCAGCCTCTTCTACGTTAGCGAAATAACCTAAGTGTATGATTTTTCTTTCTAGAGTAATTCTAGCCGTCCATTTCTTCTGCGCTTTGTTCCAACTGACTCCTTTATATCCGCTAGTGTTGTTAGCGTTCGTTTTCCTGTTGTGTTGATTTTGACCAACAGTGGCTGCTCTCAAGTTTTCTATTCTATTGTCTAGCTTTTCTCCGTTAATGTGGTCTATTGTCTTAGGTAAATAGCCTTTGTGCATCAAAAAAATAAGCCTATGCGCTCTGTAGCTGTTGTAGTTTATTCCTACAGAAAGATAACCATGAGATTTTAAAGTACCTGCAATATCACCTACTTTGACGCGGTGTCCTCTACTTGATGGTTTTATTTTCCAGATTAAGTTACCAGTTTCTTTGTCGTACTCAAACAAATGATTTAATAAGTCTACAGTTAACTCTTTCATTTCTTTCGCCTCTTACGCTCTGCGTTAGTCTTTGCAGTGTGACACTTGTGGCACAGTACTTGATACCCTTCAGCTTCTATGAACATTCTGTCTATGTAGGTGTTCCAATCTACGAAGCCTACTGCTGGGTCTACTACTGGGTCTATGTGGTCTACTGCTGCGTTGTTGCGTCTGCGTTTCTTTCCTTCTAGCGGTGGTAGAGTAGCTGGAGAGCCTTTGCCACATTTGGCACACTTGTACATCCCTCTAGCTACCCTAGCCGCTGACTTGACATCGTGCTTTACACCCCACTTAGCGTGAGCTTGTCTGAGTGCAGAGACGATAAAGGAACGGAAACGCGCTTCTGTCCATCTTCCATTATTCCTTGTCTTCACCGTTAAAACTCCATATCTCACCTTCGTACCTGCGTAGCCAGAGCATCCTACCATTCTCTATCACTCTGTCTTCGTCTCCATCGTACATTTCTACGCACTTGTCGTAGAGTTCCTGCTCAGTAGTACAGTCCTTCAGAATCTTCTCTGACTTCTTCTCACCAATACCTCTGATGCCTATGATGTTGTCAATCCTGTCACCCATGAGTATCTGGCGGTAGAAGAAGCGTAAGCCGTCCTCTGGCTTTACGTAGTACTTACTATTCTTTACAAAGTTGTAGTGCCATCCTGGAATCTGGTCAAAGTCCTTGTCTAAAGAAACCATGATAGCCTTGTCACCGTGTGTAGTAGCTGCTATAGCTATGGCATCGTCTGCCTCTTCTCCTTCAGTAACCACAGCAGCCCACTTGTCGATAAGGTGTTGGCGTAGTGCCTGAATATGCACGGGCTTTGCCTTATCTTTACGGTTTCCTTTGTACTCAGCAGTAACGGCATATTCCTTGCGGAAGTTTCCTTTGCCAGTGAGATACAGAACATAGTAGTCTGTTTCTTCGTCTACGTTGAGCTGCAACAGAATGTCTGAGACAAAGCCATCGATGGTGCTGATGGCCGTCTTCTCAGATTCTTCGTTGCAAGACCAGCCTACACGATAGACTAGAATGTCTGCATCAATTAATATCACAGGGCTTCTTCCATATCTACTTCGACAAACTCTTCCTTGCCGCCGTAGGGGATCAGGTCAGTGACTACTAGCTTGAACAGCTTAGGGCTACGACCTGCCTGACCTGCTGGAGACTTCCAGTCATAGTAGGACAATACAGCCTTGGCTTTAGAGCCATTACCTATTAGGATGCCTGTAATCTCTTTACCGTCAGTGTCGTACACGCGGATAGGATGATTAGACTTTACAGTTACAAAGTCGCCTTGTCCTTCCTTGTTTCGAATACTCAAGCCCATCATCTCCAGAGCTTCTACTGCTGCTGAGGAGAGCTGTGCTAGGTCTACTTGGTACTTACCTGACATGCGGTTTACCTCTTGTAGGCTAGACCACATCATCTCTGCGTTTACTGTTACTGGTTTTGCTTCGCTCATACTAATTACCTCTTTGGTTGTTTTAGATCACAACTGATCTACGTATATTATACCATATTTGGTATGTCTGTGTCAACGTACTTTAATTTCTATGGTTATGGTTTTAGAGCCATCTACAGTGATAGTCTCCGTAGGTTCGTCATAATACGAAAGGTCTTCTTCATATAAAGTTTCTACAGGAACCTTGAAATACCTAGCCAGCTTCAACATAGTGAAAAAGCTAGGAGACTCGTGAGTGCTATCTAAGATTCTGCAAATAGTTGGTTGAGGAACACCAGTCCTGCGAGATAGTTCCTGTTGAGTGATTTCTTCTTCTTTCATTAAAGTTTGTAAAGTTGTACGCATAATAATTACCTCTAGTTAATGGGTTTCTGCCCAGTTGTTTCCTACGTTGTATTCAGCATCAAGAGGGCAGCGCAGGTCTAACACTTCTCCTGCATTCTTGATGGCTCTTACTGCTGCTTTGCCTACTACATCAGCAAAATTCTCTGGTACTTCTATCTGAAACTCGTCATGTACATTAGCCACCAGCTTGTACGGAATAGCGTACGTGTCTAGTGACTCTACCATCAGCACCAGTGCCTGCTTCATTACTATAGCGCCTGCACCCTGTAGCAGCGTGTTTAGTGCTGCATGCTCTGACCTGACCCGCAAGCGTCTACCGTCCAGACCTGGAAGTGTACCGCCTGCTGAGAACTTAGTCACACGCTCTCGCAGCCTAGCCAGTGCTGGTGTGTTGCGTAAGAAGGAATCTGTAAGCTGCTGTCCTTCTTTGTAGCCGCCTCCTACTATCTGTCCTATCTTAGCTGGCCCTGCACCGTACAGGAAGGCATAGATGAAGGTCTTGGCTTGGTTGCGGTCAGTGAGTCCTGCTGCCTTCATGTTGGCTGTGTGGATGTCACCGCTGAGTATTTCGTTGGTGTAGTTCTCATCACGCATGTAGTGTGCAAGCATACGTAGCTCTAAGCCGCTGGCATCACAGCCTACTAGCTTGTGGTGCTCAGGCACAGTCCAGAATGATCTACACTCTCTACCATACGGTGCAGATACAGAGGGCACTTGTGCTAGATTAGGGCTGTGGTGCGTCATACGGCCTGTTACAGCGCCATTGGTAATCACCCTACCGTGTACCCTACCATCCTTCTCGTGAGTTAACCAAGAGTCTATCTGTGCTGCTCTCTTCTGCAACATCAGGTACTCATAGATCATCTTAGCTTCAGGGATGTCGATGCCTTCCAGCACCTTCTCATTAACAATGATAGCGCCCTTCTCAGTCTGTAGCTTAAACTTAACACCTACACCCTCTAGCCTCTCTGCAATCTGCTTACGAGAGCCTACGTTAAACTCAGTCACCTTGTCCTTCAGGCGCTTTCCTGTCTTCTCGCTCCAGCGTTCCTCCACTATCGGCGGGAATACTTTCTGTAGCTCCGCTGTTATCTGCCTCATCTTGTGCGTTATGTCTTGCCATAGCGAAGTAGCTGCTTCTACGTCTAGCATGAAGCCGTTGCGCTCCTGCTCCGCCGTAATGATGTACACCTTCTCTTCTAAATCTACGCACTGCTGTTTAAACTCCTCTCGCTTCAGCTTGTCTGTTAAATGTTTATACAGTCTTGTGGTGAGTGCTACGTCCTGCCTGCAATACTCCACCATCTCGTCAGACAGTCCACCGTCATAGTCGTGAAAGTCTATCTTGTGGTCGCCAAAGCGTTTGCCCCAAGAGTCCAGGCTGTGTCCACCCTCCAGAGACGGATTCCAGAGCCTACTCAGCACTAGAGTATCTTTTAGCTTCTCTTTTGGTATCTGTAGTGACCACTGCTTCTCTAGCACTGGAGCATCGAAGCCTATGATATTGTGACCAATGACGCCTTCTGAGTCACGAAGCAGAGGCTTCAGAGTCTCAGCAGAGTAGTGCTCTAGCATCTCACCAGTCTCAACGTCCTGAGTTACTGCTACCCAGATAGTGTCGTGACTTGTGTTGGTTTCTATATCCAGCGTAATCCACATAATACTGCCTCGCTGCGTTAGTTTTGTTACTGTACTTATCAAATGGGTTTATGTAGTTCAGTTGTGTCTTACTCTCCTGAACTGTCATTACCAAGTTGCCAATCTTGCTCATATTCTTGACTCTCCATCATGGTGTCAGATTCACTACGTAGGTCATCTCTGTCAATGGTAGCAATGTCGTCTTCGGTGTAAAAGAAGCAATCATTGCACATATCTAAATACTCGCCAGTCTCAGCGGATTTCCTTGTAGACTCAAAGTCCGATAAATTCTTGTTACACGCTACACATCTCATTACAGCCCCTCCTCCTTAACTTCAACCATCCTACCTGTTTTCTGGTCAAATAACAACCCGCCTGCTGGCCCTGTAGTACCGCAGAAGCGGTTCTTGAGCACTCTGACGCTAGTTGTGTTTCTCTCTATAGGGTCTTCAGCCTGGCCATTCCTCTCCAGTCCTATCACCATGTCTGAGAGCTGTGCTATAGATGCAGAGCCTCTGAGCTGTGACAGGCTACTAGCAGCGCCTTCCTCGTGGCCTTTGCCGTCTGGGCGCTTCAGGTGACTCACCATAAACAGTGTGATACCAGTCTCTTGAACCAGCATACGCAGCTTG